ATATTCCTAATTGCAACAACATATTTTGTGTTGAAGCTAAAGGATACGCAGATGATCATTTAACTAGCGCTGTATTAACGTCTAAATCACCACAATTACTAGAATTTTGGCAACAAACCTTACGTCAAGCAAAACAAGTAAATAAACTACCACTACTAATCTTTAAACATGATCGTAGTAAAATATTTGTAGCATTTAGTAGTGATTATTGTATACCAGAAACCTATAATCACTTTTATATATCTAAAGAACCATATAGTTTTTATGTTTCTCTACTTGAAGACTGGCTAACTTATGAGCGACCAGAATTTGTGACTTGACTTGTACTTTAAATTTTAGTATAATATTAAATGAAAAATATTTTAATAAAGCCAACTTTAGACTGGATATATAATGATTACAAATCCAATCGTTATCGCTTTGTTATTGAGCTGGTTGCTTGGGCTCTTAGTATTGGGTGTGCTATTACAATGGCTGGAACAGTACCAAACCCTCCACTTATGGCTCTTTATCCCTGTTGGATTATTAGTTGTGCTATTTATGCCTGGTGTGCTTGGTCTCGCCGTTCATTGGGTATGCTTGCTAACTACTTCCTGCTTGTCTCCATTGATCTATTTGGCTTTATAAGGTTACTAACTGCAGGATAACATGAGTAAAACATTTAAACAAGTCACAGAACACGAAAATTCTTTAATAATTGTAGATGCGCTTAATTTAGCTTTTCGTTGGAAACATAGCGGCGCTACAAATTTTGCTGAAGATTACTTACGCACTATCGAAAGCCTAAAGAAAAGTTATAAAGCCAAATGGGTTGTTGTAGCAGCAGATCAAGGTAGCAGCAGTTACCGTAAACAGATTTATCCTGAATACAAGCAAAATCGCAAAGATAAATTTGCTGAACAAACTGATGCTGAACGTGCAGCATTTGAAATGTTCTTTGAAGATTATCAAACAAGCCTAGACTATATTCGCACAACTACTGATTATCCTGTGATTCAATTTAAACAAACTGAGGCTGATGACATTGCTGCTTACATTACTAGTATTCACAACCTTTTACCTGCTGTTAGTCACATTTGGTTAATTAGCAGCGATAAAGACTGGGATTTGCTTGTTGACGATAATACTAGTAGATTTAGTTATGTAACTCGCAAGGAAGTTACTGCTAATAACTGGCATACACATTATGATTTTCCGCATGAGCACTATATTTCAATAAAGTGTTTAATGGGCGATACTGGTGATAATGTATTAGGCGTGGAGGGTATTGGTCCTAAACGCGCACAACAATTAGTTCAAGAGTACGGCACTGCAATAGATATAGTAGCTGAACTACCTATTGAAAGTAAATTAAAGTATATTAAAGCGCTAAATCAAAGTGGCGATAGAATTTTACTTAACTATCAACTTATGGACCTAGTCACCTTTTGCAAGGATGCACTAGGTGAAAACACCAAACAAATAGATGAAATTTTAAAAGATTATTGTAAGGATTGATATGGTTAGTACAAGAGCACAGGTAATTACACGTCGTACATATAATCGCCCAACTTCAGACGACGGAAAACAATTTGAAACTTGGCAAGAAACAGTTGCCCGCGTAATTGACCATCAAGCATGGCTATGGGAGCGTGCTCTTGGTCGTGAGCTAAACGATCAAGAATACGCAGAACTTTATGACCTAGAACAGCTAATGCTTGACAGAAAAGTTTTGATGAGTGGCAGAACGCTTTGGCTAGGCGGTACTAAAGTAGCTAAAACTCGTGAGGCTAGTCAGTTTAACTGTAGTTTTACTCATGTAGAAACTGTTTATGATGTAGTTGATGTATTATGGCTGCTGCTACAGGGTTGCGGAGTAGGATTTAAACCTATTGTAGGTACACTTAATGGATTTTCAAAGCCTATTAAGAATATCAAAACAATTCGGAGTCAGCGCAAAGATAAAGGCGGTTTAGAGTACAACACGGAAACTTGGGATCAAGAAACTAAAACTTGGACACTACAAATTGGAGATAGTGCAGAAGCTTGGGCTAAATCAATTGGCAAACTTATGGCTGGTAAGTATCCCGCTGATACTTTGGTTCTCGATTTTAGCCAGTTACGTCCCGCAGGTGAGAGGTTAAAAGGTTATGGGTGGATTTCTTCAGGGGATACTGCTATTAGTGTTGCATATACTGCTATTGCCAATATTCTTAACGGTCGTGCTGATAGTTTACTTACTAGGATGGATATTCTGGACATCGTTAACCATCTTGGGACTATTCTTAGTAGTCGCAGAAGTGCTGAAATCGCTCTTTTCGACTATGGTCAACCTGAGTGGGAAGAATTTGCAGTAGCTAAAAAAGATTGGTGGTTGCACAACAATCAGCATCGTACGCAGAGTAATAACAGCCTAGTATTTAAAGAAAAACCACTACGTGAAGACCTAGAAAAAATCTTTCAACTAATGCAGGAAGCTGGCGGTAGTGAACCAGGTTTTATTAATGAAGTCGAAGCACTGCGTCGTGCACCTTGGTTTAAAGGCGCAAATCCTTGTGTAGAAATATTATTAGGCAACAAGAGCTTTTGTAACCTAACTGAAACTGATTTAGCTAAATTTAAAGGTGATAATGCTGGCTTACACGCCGCTATCAGACTAGCTGCTCGTGCCAATTATCGTCAAACTTGTGTTGACTTACAAGACGGTATCCTGCAAGAGTCTTGGCACCTAAACAACTACTTTATGCGACTATGTGGCGTAGGTTTAACTGGTATTGCAATGCGTCCAGATATGGGTAGCTATGACTACGAATACCTCAAACGTACAGCAACTAGTGCTGCAGTAGGAATGGCTCAAGAACTAGGATTACCTAGCCCTAAAAATGTAACTTGTATTAAGCCTAGTGGTACAGTCAGCAAGATTATGGATACTACAGAGGGTGTACATAAGCCGCTTGGTAAGTATATTTTCAATAATGTACAGTTTTCCAAGCACGATCCAGTAGTAGAAAAACTACGCGAAGCAAATTACTTGGTAATTAACCATCCAGTTGATGATAGCGGCGTGTTAGTTACCTTTCCAGTATGCTGGGATGGTGTAGTTTTTGATAAAGTTGATGGCAAAGAAGTCAACTTGGAGAGTGCGGTTACACAACTAGAGCGTTATAAATTGCTGCAAACTAGCTGGAATCAACAAAATACTAGTGTTACTATTAGTTATGATCCTAGTGAGATTACTAGCATTATTGACTGGTTGATGGATAACTGGGATTGTTATGTAGGCGTAAGTTTTATTTACCGTACCGACCCTACAAAAACAGCTAAAGACCTAGGTTATCTCTACCTGCCACAAGAAGTTGTAGACGAACGTACTTACCGAGACTATATTGCTCAACTTAAACCAGTCGTCTTAGACGATGCTAATAGTTTTGATGAAATTATTGGCGAAGATTGTTCAACGGGCGCTTGCCCAATTAGATAATATTACATATGAAAACTTTTAATTTTGAATTAACAGAAGACGAAGCAAACCTAGTGCTACAAGGTTTACAAGAATTGCCAGCTAAAATTTGCAATCCACTCAGTAAAAAATTAGTAGAACAAGCTCAAACGCAAATGACCGAAGAAGGTGGTAAAACAATTCATCACACTGTTGAAGATGGACTGGGAGTACACGAACAACTAGGTTAATAAAAAAGCCCCTAAGTAGCAATGCTTAGGGGCTTTTTGTTTAGTCGTTGTAGGCTAAGATAATTTGTTTACACATTTTGCTACGAACAATATCGTCATCTTCAAATCTAACTACTTGAACACTAGATAGGTTTTGCAGTCTAGTAACAGCATCTTGTAATCCACTGTCTGGAATATCTACTTGCTTAGGATCACCACTTAAAATAACTTTGCAGTTTTTACCTACTCGTGATAGCAACATTTTTAACTCAGTTTTAGTTAGGTTTTGTGCTTCGTCTACTAAGATTATAGCATAGTCAAAACTCATGCCGCGCATAAACCCTATAGGTTTAGGGTCTATATCCTTATTTTTTAGTGCATATTGATAAAATCCAGCACCTAGTGTTTTAGTAAAAACTTGATCAAATGGTTGTAAATAAGGAGCATATTTATCATCTAGTTTTCCTGGTAAAAATCCCATGCCTCTACCAGTTTCTACATTAGGTCTAGTTAAAATAATTTTTGTGATTTTACGGTGAAATAACTGACCTGCTGCATAACTAGCGGCTACATAGGTTTTGCCTGTGCCAGCACTACCAATACCAAATACAATATCGTTATTTTTAATAGCATCTAAATACACACTTTGAATTTCATTTAGTGGTTTGATTTCCTTAAATCCATTTTCAATTGGATTTTGATGTTCAAGAAGCAATGCTTTACGAACTTGTTTACTAGATGGTTGATTGCCCATACAAATCCTTTAGTAGATTAAAAGAAAATATTAGTTACTGCGGCTGATAACTATAAATAGGCCAGATAATGTTAAATGGATTAGTTTGTGTTTGTGGTAGGTTAGCTAAGTCTTGAACATACTGGTCTAGTAAGGCAATGTCGTCTAGTTGAGCTAAACCAAGCCTTTGATGTCTTTGATGTCTACTATAACGCCACTCTATGTCTTTAATCTTTTGATCGCGCTCCTGACGAACTAATCGCCACTGCTGCTCAATTTCTTGAGGGTTAGGTGGTTGTTTTGGTTGAACATGCCAGCTATTATTTAGCCAAAATAACTCTTCAGTACTAGGGTTATAACTAGGTCTATCTGGAACTATAGTATACCCCGCTAATGCAATTTCTTCCTGAGTAAATGTACTAGGGTCATTTTTAGTGTAATTTTCTAAGCTTAATACCCAAGGCAGTGTCTTAACTGGGTATTGGTTTTTATAACTATATTCCATAATTTAACCGTAAAAAAATAAATCAATAATGGTTCCGGTCTCCCAAGTAGTTTTGTCAGTATTAACCCAGTTAAAGTTAGTTGAAACGTTAGGAGTAATACTATACTGTACTCCGGGAGTAATAATTTCACCACTAGACTGAAATTGCAGTTGAGTAGTACCGCCGCCAGCTATTGCAATATTATAAACAATAAAAAATTGACTAGTAGTACTTATAGTAATAGGGCCCCAAGTACCATTACCTAATGATGCAGAATAATAATCAATAGAAAATCTTAGTGTACTAGGTCCTGAAAGAACAGAACTTCCTATTTTATTGTAAGTATAAGTAGTGTCGTAATAACTATCGTAAATATCATATGTGCCTGCAGCATTAGTATTAACAAGAGTAATAAGCCCGCCATTAGCTCTAGTTGGATAAATATTAGAGTATCTGTTGTTATATACTTCACGAGCTCTATAGATACCACTATTTATTGATGTGTTTGCTACTTGTTGAGATACTTTATTTACTCCTAGAATACTTGCGTTAGTAGACACGAATATACTCCGCATAAACATCAAGCCAGTGATTATTTATGGTGCCACCAGCACCACCTAAAGTAGCTTGCATAAATATAACTAAATAACAAGGACTAGTAATTGTATAATAACTACTGTACCCACTATTTACCCCAAGACTGCCATTGTTAAATATTGTATTGCTACTAGCAAGTTGAGTGCCATATTGGTACGAATCTTGCCATACAGAATAACTACTTGAATCATTAGACCTACCATAGGTAGTCATTATAAAACGTATTATACAAGGTTCAGCTACCCAAACTCTTGTAAATCCTCGAGTGTTTACAACAGCAGTAGCACCATTAGCAGTGTTATTTAGTTGAGCTACTTTAGTATAATAAGTACCTGTGTACAAGCTTCCATAACCAAGGCGTGAAATATTATTTACAGAAGAATTTATATTAGCTGGAAAAGAGTTACTACCACTATTAGACAGGCAATAAGCACTTCTGCAGAAATTTTGAGAAAAATATGGAGTGTTAAAGCCGCCGTAACTACTAGTAGCAGGAAAACCATCTACATAAATTTTTTCAGATGTAGGCTTTTCTTCTACGTAACTTTTTATATTCCAAACACCAGTATTTTTTAAGGTTTTAGTTCTTTTAGTTTCTAGCCCTGCTTTAAAAGCGACTAAATGTACTGACCAACCGTCAGTAGCTCTAGCAGTAGTGCTAGTTAAAACACTAACTGCACCGCTAGAAAAACTGCCACCCGGGCCTTTGTAAACTGCAGCTGCTATACCATAAGTTCCACCACTACCTGAAGTACCTATAACAGTACCTGCGTGGTATTCATAATTATTAACGCCTTGCCATCCGTTAACACCTATATCATCATCAATTGCGTAGCCTTGTATAACTATCCATGTTTCCGCAGTACCAGTATAAGTAATACCTACAGAAGTGCTGTTGTCTCCGGGTAGCCCTGTAGTGCCTGTAGCAACGCCTGAAATTATAGGAAGAGCTGCTAAAGTACTAGAGTTTTCACCCATAGTTAGCCCGCGGATAGCCACAAGCACAAAACCAACTGTAGGAACATTTGTAGTTGGTATAAAAACAGTAGGGCTATCTGCTGTGCATACTGTGTAACTAAGAACTGAGTTAGTATCTGCGCTGTTAAGTCTACTGCTTAATGTTGTAAACGTACTAGTAATTCCGGCATTGATAATTTTAGGCAAATAATTTTGAGTGGCACCATAGTTATCCGCATAGGCCATGCTAACAATTACATCACCTTTTTTTATTTGAGTAGAACCAGTTGAGGATACAATAAGATTTACTACAGTATCAGAACCGGAAGAGCCAACTCCATAACCTTCTCCTACTATATGTATATTGCCGGTGTACTCATCTACTGTTTGGCCCGTAGTTTGTATGCTAGTATCTGACAAATCGGCATTATAGCCAATATATCCGCCATTATAAGACAACAGCTCCATAATTAAGCTGCGCTAATAATTTCGTAACTGCAAATACAGTCTAGAATGTTAGCAAATCCAGCAATAACCTGAATAAAATCACCTTCTTCTAAATAAACACTATTGTCTTTGCTAATTACTATAAGTGAAGCAGCTGCAGGAATTACAATACCACGAGCAATATAGTAGTTAACGCTGCTGCGCGTAATATATGCATCTACTGTATAATTTACTGTAGTACTATTATTGCTTACTAGCAGTGAGTTAATTTTATAAATTTGACCGCTGTTGCTGCTGTTAAGTACTGCTTGCGAGCCTGTGGTAATTGCCACATTTTTTACTAAGTTAGTTTTGCCAGTAATAGTAGTTACGGCTACAATATTTGGATTTGCCATGTTTT